CTCCTGTCCCATCCCATAATTGACAGCGACCGACACAAAGACCTTTCCCAATCAAACTTTCACAGCGTTCCATGTATCCTCCATCAACGATGGAGCGTATTTGATACTCGGTGACAGAGGGGTCGTAGTCAGCCCACTGAAGCGTCTTGATGAAATTATGAAGGGTCAACATGTGCTTCTCTCTCATCTGCACAGTGGTTCGTTGAACAGGAAGGAAGTTTCGCAATCGCGATGCAAGGTAAATTGCAAGACTCGCGCGACTGATATGCGGAGGGTTGCTACCGACTTGGCAAGCAGACTCCATGAGGCATGGAAGAATCTTGATGCCCCCCATCTTGACAGTATCGAACTCGACTGGTTCGCCTGTGACTTTGAATTGGCTTTTCTTCACTTCGGATACTGGCAAATTAACACCCTTTGTTCCATAGAAGAAAGCAGTGTTGCGTGGCTCTTGAGCCATGTCACATATCTGCTCCCATGACAAAGTAAGCAACTCGTTACTTTCAAGCGGAATGCTCCATCGGAGCACATGTTGTTTAGCGTTGTAAGAGTTGGGGACTCGTATGACTCGCGCCATGTCAAATGGAACGGTCGGGTCCATGCAATACAATTCCATGTCTTTCTTCCACTTGTTGATGACTTTCTTCCCTGCCGCTTTAATGTGAGACACTTGCGCACCAGTGGATGGGAGATGAGTCTTGTCAAGGGAAATCCAAATGTGAAATCCATTGCCGCTAAACCAAACACCGTGGTTGATGTTTTCTTCCAGCAGGTATGCTTGGAGACGACGAACTTGCTCAACAACCTCATCGCCGTCAACCTCAACCATGTTGCTCCCTTTGCGGTACTTCTTGTCAAAGTCCAGCACGAAGTTGCTGACAACAGCGGTGTTGTATTCCGCGCGCCGTCCGTTAGGCTTCAATGCTCGGAAGCCATAAACCGACATGTAAGCGCACTGCGAGTTTTCAAGGCTCTTCCAGTATCTTTCAAACTCACTTTGGTTGTGAACAATTTTTCGGAATAGACCGACTTCTTTAGGAAAGTCGAACTTAAGGGGTTTCATCGGTATCAAACCTCATTCCAGCAGTGACAGCAAACTCAAGCACCTTGTCGATGCAAGAGAAACAAACAGCGCGCTTTGCATATCGCATTGCTATACCACCCTTGTCCCATCCACACAGTTCACACAGTCTTCCGTTCATTCACTCACCTCTATTGCATACTTCGGACATAGTTCAAGGTAGTTGCAATATCCACACTTGAAATCTTGCTTCGTTGGAGGGAAGTGATTGTCAAGATACATCTTGATGAGGTCATTGAGGCGCTTCATCATTGCACGCTCACTGACTTTCTTGACAGGTTCAATCATCCAATGGTCGGCGGCTGAATATCGCCACCCCCAATGGGTGACAGGTCTGTCAATGCCGCGCTCCTGTAAGTAAGCACTGTCGCAGTTTTCAATCAAGAATTTGTAGTAGGCCATTTCTTTCCTCATCTCCGTCGCTTTGTTATCCTTCCACTTACCCGTCTTCAACTCATAGAGCATGAGTCCACCATCTTCCGCTTCAAACACACGGTCAATGATGCCGACAAACTGCACAGGAACTATACCGTAGCCCACAATATCCATGTCAATCTTCACTTCAATACGAACTTCGTTCGCAAGGGGCATTGGATTCTTAGGGTTCATCTTCATACGCGCGTTCTCAAACTCCATCAGCCATTTCATGTTTCGGTAGTAATCCTCATGATAGAAGGGGAAGTCTTTGTTCTCTGCGCGACGATTCTCAATGATTGTTTTCTCAGTTGGAATCATCTTCGTAAGGTATTCGCTCATGTCTGCCTTGTTCTTAGCAAGGTGTTTGATAGTCTTAATCAAATGTGGCTTTTTCTCAATGTGTTGATAGAAGAGGTCAAGTCCGTTGTGAACATCGTCACCAAGAACAAGATGCTTGACCAAGCCTTGTGGCTTGCGGTAGTTTTGTTCAAGCCACATCTGTTGTACGCACCACCCAATCGAACCAGCGGTTGATTTACTGATGCGGATGATGATACCATCTTTACCCATTTCGGGAGTCCAGCAGTAGGATGAACCATCGTCGTAAATCTTAGCAGTCATTGAATCGCCCCCTCTTTTCTTTCAACACTGTATTCCTTGTAGCATTTACCACAAAGGCGCACCGTGAGTTTGCTGTGTTGAGGGAGGAAGCGTAGTGGTTTGGTCTTCTGCTTATCAACCCACAGGAGAGTCCCCTCTTCGTTGGCTCGTTGAAGATTATTGACGAGCCATTCTTCATCTTCGTGAGGCCGGAAGCATGATTCGCATTGAAGGTGCGTGCAAATTTCACTGTCACAGTCGCCCACTTGGTGAGTCTCACCTACGCCTTCGCCACCATCACACCAACAGTCACAGCCGTCATCCGAGCGATGACCGCATTCCAATGCGGGGTTTTGGTAATCGTCAAACGCGCCCCAGTTCATTCCGGGTGGATAATTATCCATGAAACGCACCTCCGCCTTCGCCTCGGTCCATTTCACGCGACATGTTCCTCAATGCAATTTGCTTTGAGCGCTTGATACTTTCAGTATTAACCATGTAGAGTTCTTCATCAAGATTCGGCGTTCTTATTTTAACGACAGTGGCTTGAGGAATGAGGGTGTAGTAGTCATCCCCTCCTGTGTTTGTCTTTACCCCAAGATAGTCGCTGAATAGCGCATCTCCGAAAAAGAGTTCACCTGTCAGTTGCTTGACTTCTTTGGTTCCTGTTTCAAAATAATCAATCACGACTTGCATTCAATCACCCCTCAATGTTTTAGTGATGCGTCTCTGCTTTTTGTGGCAATGCAAACACACTCCAGTTAGAGGATGTACCGCGTTCACAATTTTTGAGCATTTTTTGCATCTTCGATTCATGACTGTCCCACCTTTGTTGGCACATGCAGTCTATTGATGAGAGGCAGTTCGGGGAACATGTCTTGCAGTTCACTGATAGCGCGGGCTAACTTCGCAGTGTCCGTTGCGTTTGCGTAATCTACATCAAGTTGGTCGTTGAGGTCTTGAACGAGTTCTTCAAGTTCAATGATTCGGGCTTCAAGTTCTTTTTGTTTTTGTTCTGTTTTTGTCATGGTAATCACCAATATGTTGCAGGTCGGGGTGCTCCCATTGCGGCTTCAAGGTCCCAACCTAAGACCTTGAACATTGCTTTGATTTTGTTTTGAACGAGTTTTTCAATGACTGCTTTCTTGTCAATCTCAAACCCATCCAAGTCTTGTTCTTCACGATAGGCGGCATATTTTGTAGGAGGTTTCCCAATAGGAGGATGAGAAACATACAGGTATGCGACTGAATTGCCTTTCACGAATGCATCGCGTTCATCTTTGACGATGTGTTCATTGTAGTATTGTGCTCCTTGCGCGGCAGGAGTTTTAGAAGGGAACACGCCTATGCGTGTCCATTGGGTTATCTCCTTCAAGTCGTATTCACCACGACGGAGCGGCTTGACCATCTTAAGGACGGCTTCACGCACATCACCTTCGGAGGCTCCTGTGCAGATGAGTTCGAGCACAGTGCGTTCAGCACGCTTGCTGATAGGTGCTTTGCCGCTCCCCTTCATCAGTTGAGCGTTCTTCCATTTGCCTTTATCGGCTTCGGGATATGACACGATACCTGCATAGCGGTTGTTTGTCTCCAAATACCAATAGTCCATGTAAGCCTCAAGTTCCGCGAACAACTTTTTGTTCCCGGTCTGTTCTTGGACAACATCAGTCACGCGCTTTGCCAAACGCTCTGCATCTTCAAGAGGTACTTGAATGAAAGCAGAGTCGGTGAATCCGTAAATCACATTGTACCCCATGTCGGTAGCAACGGTGTCAAGAAGGGCGATGCATCTGCGACCCTCGGAGAGAATCGTTTCAGCAAGGTCCATGTCAGCCCAACCGTATCCAGCGTGCGCGGTTAATCCATATAGTGACGCCATGACGCGTTTTACTGCCGACTGTGTTGTGTTCCATGCGGCTCGCCCTTGCTTTGTTTTAGCGTCGCGCATGTTCTGTTTGCATACATCACGGTAGTCAAACAAGTAGTCAACGATGGTAGGAAGTATGCCCTTCTCACCTTGATACCAGTAAGTACCGTTCTCCATTCGCAGAACATCTTCGCCCGGTCCGTCACGCTTGGTAGTCCAGCAGAGGTTGTAGCCTGTCATGAGTGATGGGTACAGTCCTTTGTAATCCAGCACTGCGACATTCTCGTAAAGGCCGTTATCTTTCTTGATGAACTCAGCGCCCTTGAGGTCCTCTCGCTGAGCATTATATCGAGACGGGGCTTTCAATCCTGTTCGTCGGGAAATCAAACCGCGTGCAAAGTTCGTGACATTGGATACTGAACTCAGCGACACGCCTGTTAGACGCACCATCTCGACAAAGAAGTCGGTCACATTGCGCGCTTCATCAATACCACGAAGCAGAACGGTGTCAAGCAAACAGTAGTCAACAAACTCGGACCAATACTCATACCAGCCGTTGTGGACTGTCATGCCGTCAATCTCTTCGGTGAGTTTTGAACCAAGACCAAGCGTCTCTGCGATAGTATTCAACTTGAGGTTAGGTAGTTGACCACCACCACTGTCTTTCCACACGCGCTCGAAGCCTGTGCCGCTTCCTTCGGGAGCGGCGGTGTCAAACTGCCAGCGACCAGCAATAGGTTGAGCGTCGTATCGGTATCTCCCGCCCTTCTTTGGGTATCGGATAACACCGAGAGGACTCAACTTAGACGCGCCACCATGACCGTAAATCTTGTCAAGGCGTTCAATCATGTGGGGTATGTCAAAGAAGGTTCCCGCGTGAGCAATCATCATGTCGGGGTCGCGCTCTTGTAAGAACTCAATGAAGCCATCATACATTTCCTTCTCGGATTTGAACAACTTCAAATGATATTCTGTGTCACGAACTTTTTTGTTCATTGTGCCTTGAGGACTCAATCTGTTGAGGTGCGGACAGTTGGTGCGTTCGTCAGCCCATGCAAAGACAACGGGTGTGTCAAGGTCGGAGTCAATGACAGCGATGACAGTCGTAAAGTTGTCATCGCCTGTGTCACATTCAATATCATACCACCACTTGCGCGGCTTCCACTTTGGCATTTCAGCAACATTGTTGATGAGGTATTGGTCGGGGAAGTACACATCAGCCTCGTAGGTTTTTGTGAAACCCATAGCCATGTTGCGTATGTCATAAGGTGAGTCAGCCTCAACCTTCAGCAACTTCGTCTTATCAAGAGCAGTGAATGTCTCGCCTTCAACTATTTGCGCAGTAGGGAAACTGCGAAGCATTTTCTTGATTCGATATTCCGGCGTGTGTGCAGGAAGGAAGAAGTGGGGTCTGTAATCCAACTGACGGTGTTCAAACAAGGCTCTGCTTTCTCCACCGCGCCATCTTGTATAGACAGTAGGTGGTCCATCGTCGTGATAAATCGCATCGACAATCATTGGTCAACACCTTCTTGGTGCTTGAGGATAAGCATGCAGTCCACTTCTTGGTGCTTGAGGATGAGAGCACTCTCTTTCCCAATGAAGAACTCAACATCACCACTGCCCATAACTCTCAATAGTTTAGGAAGAACTGACGAGAAGACAGTTTCAATCTTATCGAAGACGGGCGAACAGTCAACATCAATGACCCTGCTCATGCGAGCACCGCGCGCACTTCCGACGGTCACGGTCATCTCTTGTGTGTGCATGCTGATACGAACAGGTGCATCTTTGGAAGTTGCTTTGGTCATAGCGTCAAGACCATGCAGGTCACTCATGGTTAGAGTTCCGCGACATTGTATATCAGCGCGCCCTAACTTCTTGTAGCCGCTCTTCTCGAATCCTGAGATTGCAAACCTTGCTCGCGCAACAGTTAGATTGGATAGAACTTCAGTGTAGGTAGGAGTGCTGTATTGGTCGTTTTCATTGACCAATGTCAGCACGCCTCCTACATGTCGAATGCTTGTGACAGCCCCTTTGCACGCCTTGAGGAAAGCGTTCACCTTGTCAAGTTGAGGGATGAACACATCACCCATGTTGTATGTATCTCCCATGTTCACAACGATTGATTTGTGAACATAGTGGGTATCAACATCAGCCCAACCTGTCAACTTCATGTCTTTGATTTGACAGAAGAGGTCATTGACGCCTTCACCGAAGCCGGAAATAAACCCGCGCAACAAATCTGTGTTGAAACTCGCTTGAGCCAGCGTCATTCGTATGCCTCCCCATTCAGCGTCATGTAAATCGCAATGCAATCTTCGCAAATAGGCGCATCGGAGTCGTCACCCACAGATGCGTAGTCGCCTATCGCTCCGCAGAGTCTTGGTTTCAGTAGTCCTTTAATGTGAATCACCTTTTGTTTCTTCATCTTTTTCACCTCTCGGTACATATCGCAAACACACGCAGTCGTAAAAGAAAATGACTTCTTCTCCTTCCTTCATCATGCGTTCTTGGACCGCGCCACCGCCTGCACATTGCGTGCATTTCGGGTCGGGGACCACTTGCCAGTCAATGAAAATGCAATCGCATGGGTGGTTGACGAACTCAACATCAACACACTCCCCTTCGTAGTTCCGAACGGGTTGTTCAATGATGTATTCACCAGTACCTCCACAGGCATTGCAGTCGGGGTTCGCTTCGTAGCACGGATTGTCTTCAAGACTTCTCCCTGTGGCATTGTTGTGCGCAGGTGTCCCTGTGGTTTTCCAAGCCATCAAACTTCACCCTCTCGTAGTTCCGGTAGTCCAAACCACTGAGGCGCTTCGTCCTTCTTCGTCACCATGATGGTGCGTCGTTGGTCAAGCAAGTTAGGGTTGGTCTTGATTTTAACGAACTCAACTTCGTAGCGTGTCTCACCTGTTGGTGAGTTATCTTCACCGCGCACTTTCTTCTTGTGGAAGTAGAGGATTTGGTTGAGGTAGTTCGCAGTGTGCTTTTCCCATGATGGTTTCTTACCAATCACATTGCCACTCTTGTCTTGCAGTTCCTTGAAGTGAGTCTCAAAGTAAACATTCACGCCGAGGGACATGAGCGTCCGAGCGATGGTGGTGAGTTGGTGGAAACGCGTAGTACGAATCTGCCAGTTGAAGCGGAGTCCGACTTGCTCATGAGGCTTAACCTTCGCACCAATGCCATCGGGTGCAGTACCCAAGTCTTCGATGAACATGCAGTTCTTAGCGACTTCATCCCAAAGGTCAACCGCAGTGATAAGCACTGAGTGAAGACGAGGTTTGTCTCCGGGGCGTGCGGCCCAATCAACAAGCGTCTGTCCAATTTTCATCACGCGTCGGTGAGTTGCAGGATAGTCGATGGCTTCACGAATGTCACCATCAGCGTCAGTTTGTTGGAACATGACATTCGGACTGAGGCAACGGATGTTCTTGGCATGCTCGCGATGATGTGTGACGCGGGTGGTTTGTCCGCCACCATCAAAGTCCAACACGAAGATAACATCCCCGCGCTTCTTATCTTCTTCACTCATGCTGTCGAGTACGATGCCTGTCTTACCAACACCTTCGGGACCGATAAGGCCCATGAAAATTTGACTCGTAGGCACTTCGTCACCAGCGTTGACGATTTCGTCCCACACGGATTTAGCAATAGGTTGCTTGACGGGCGTGGTAGGGGCTTCAATCATCTCCCCGGTAGTCGGGTCAAATGGTGCGTCGGTTGTATGTTGGGGTCCAACCTTTGGGTGTGTCAGTCGGGCTTGGTTTTTCAAATCTTTTAGGTTAGGCATGTTATTCACTCTCCGTATTGGGTAAGGTTTGTGTCGCCGCCTTCACCAGCAGGGATAGCGAGGCGTGGGACTGCGTAAACACCGAAGGTCTTGATTGCAGGTTCGGGTCCGTCATCAGTGACGCGCACACTCAATCGTCCGAAGACAATGACCGTGGACTTCACTGCGTATGGTTTCCATCCTTCATCGGTGGCGTAATCAAACGGGTGTCCGTCATCGCCAAGCACTCCGTGGATGTAGCAAGGTAGGTTCTGTCGGCGGCTTCCGTTGAATGTGCGCATGAGGTCAAAGGATGACAACGACATTGAGTAGTCGTGACCAATCGGGTCCCACTCAGTCTCGCGTGCTTCCTTTCGCATGTCACTGACTTTGCCTCTTACGAAGACAAGAGGTCCGACAGGGTTGTATCCGGGGACAATTTCTTGTCGCGTCTCAAAGACTTCGGCAAGTGATGAAATGTCCTTGATGTAAGCATGGAGTCCGGGGACAAGTCTGTCCGGTCGGATAACATCACGAATCTCTTCTTCAACAAACTCGTTGCCGTAAGTGAAAGATGCAGGTAGTGGGTAAGCAGTGTAGGAATCAGCCCACTCCGGCTTGACATTCGCGCTTTGAGGTCGCACTTTGAGTGTACCTTCTTGGAACAGTTGAGGGATGAACCACTCATCGGGGTTCTTGGAAGTCACGCTGATGCGCAATATTCTTTGTTCGTTCAAGTAGTTGTCCTTGTCATTACCGAGGAAGTAGTAAGTTCGTTGGTGTCGGTAAGGTGTGATTGGCTCACCGTAGCGGGACCACTGTTGGTTGTTTTGAAGGATGGCGATGCTCAGTCCGTGTTCTTCAAAGAGGAACCACGGCTTGATACCGGATGATTCTTCGGTAGCCTTCGGTCCATCGACTCCCTCAAGCATCCACACACCGCTCTCGGTGTATGCGCGGGCCACAAGTCCATCTGCAACGGCCCCGTCAAGGTCATTCAATGCGGCTTGCACAGCAGGTCCGCGCTTTCGTTCTTGGCTGTCACGGACCTTCGGGTCAACACCGATGAAGTATCCGACGAGTTCAACTGCGTTGTTGGTTCCGCCACTCATGACGCGTCGCTCAACCACGAAGGTTTCTGCGGCATCAATCATGAAGTCGTCTTCTTCATCTTCGGGGTTGTCAACACCGAGTTCGTTCTTGAGGTAGGTGAAGAAATCACCTGTCGCGTCATCAAGACTCTTTCCGTTCTTCTCAGCCCACCACTTAAGGCGTTCTTCCACATCGCTGTGGAGGCTGTTGTTGTTTTTGGCTTCAGTTTGGTTTAGGTTTGGCATGTTTAGTCCTCCTTGTTTTTGTTTTGGTTTTTTGTGTGTAAGGTCGCTACGAAGTAGTCAATAAATGACTCACTTCCGAGGTCCCATTGGTTCATCTTCAAGACGAAATCTCCCCACACAGAGAAGAAGGTATATAGTTGTTCCGAGGTCATCCCTACGGTTTTCACATATTCGTGAATGCGACGCATGATGTATTGATGGGAAGAGCCTTCCCTTAGCATATTCAGCATGGTTCTGTGGGCAGACTCCCACTCATTTGCGGCCAAGTCGAGAGCCAATGAATCTAAATCATCTTGTTCTTCGGGGAACAATTCAAGTCCACTTAGAAGATGATTACCAATAGCGCGAAGGTCACCTCCGAACTGTGAATGCAGTGCCTCGGCGCTGACCGTAGGTGAAATGCCTTGTCTAATAATCAAGTGTTCAATATACGCGCGTACATGTTTTACTTCGTATGGTCGGAATTTGAACATGACGCATCGTGATTTGATAGCAGGAATAATCTTGCTTTGGTCGTTGCAAGTTAGTATCCACCAACAGTTGCTCTTCTCCATGATGCGCTTCAATGAATCTTGCGCAGGCTTGGTAAGACCGTCAGCCTCATCGAGTAAAATCAGTCGCCCACCATCCCAAAGGTTGGTCGCTTGAGCAACTCGCTTCAACTTGTTTCGGATAAATTCAATACCGCGCTCATCACTTGCGTTGTATTCAAAGACTTGCAGTCCGAGATATTCTGCTATAATGTAAGCGGCGCTTGTCTTTCCGAGTCCCGGCGCTCCGTGCAACAGGAGGTTTTGGGGGCTATCAGTATCCCACTCGTCAAGGTAAAACAAGGGCATGTGTGGTTCGTTTGCTCCGATAAAATCGGTTAATTTTCGGCAGGTGAGTTTCATTTTTCTTCCTCGAAATCACTTGCATATTCCGCGTCGCCTTATAAAGGGGGGGTCCAGCGACCACTCTTTCTCGATATTATCTTATTATTATTATAAGAATAATAGTATTACTTTCTTTATTAGAATGATAATAGAATAGTGATAATTGAAACACCAATGCGTCAATAGTCAATCTTCTCTATCTAACAGGTCGATGATTTCAGCAATCTCTTTGTGGGTAGGAGCACGCCCTTTGAAATCCATGAGCCTCACCATCTTCACCATGTTCTTCAAGTCATACACATGCTGTTTGACGGGTGACAGTATGCGGATGATGTGCCGTATCAATTCGGCATCCTTGAGGATTCGTGCATTGATACCCTGCGTGGCGAGCCACATGTTGAGGGCGGGTTCGTCCTTTCGGCTAACCAAGACGCGCCTCTCTACGCGGTAACCAATTCGTGTTTTCGGAGAGAAGTGAACGCTTAGTTGGAACCGACATTCTCTCGCCAGCCAACCGAGAAAGAAAGCGTCTTCATCCATTCGGCTCACTTCTCCATCAAGTCACCAATCTGCATGGCATCCGACTGACCAAGCGTCGTGTCTATTCGTGCAAGATACGGAGCGCGCATCTTCTTAGTTTCCTCATCATACCCAAGAGAGTGGAAGATACCAATCATCCCCTCATCAATATCCATCATACCTTGCGCCTCGTAAAGACGAACCAACTTGTCGGGTATGTCATCCGCTTTCACATAGGCGTAACCCACAGGGAATGGGTCGAAGCCGTCGAGCGCGGCGAGTTTAATTCGTATGCCTTCGCCTTCACGAAAGCCTCCAAGTATCAGTAGCGGTATGTCAAATGTTCTTCTCGGCACAATAAATCCTCCAACAGCCCCACTGTGATAGTAGGGTCGTTCACCATCCAAGAGGCGCAAGGTTTCACCATCCTCTAAATGCTGAACGAGTGCTCTCAAGTGGGCGCGGTCTTCTACCTTCTTAGGATTCGTGGCCCGCGCGGTTCTGTTATCCTTCCATAGATTCGGCTCACCCTCACGGTACAGCCATTCTACGATGTTCCCCTGTTCATCCATCTCACACACGCAATCGTCTTCACCCTCAATGAGAGGGGCGCGCGCGATACGAAGTCCTTGACGGTCATACGAGTATAGCCTTCGGCTCCGCCTGTGTACGAAGTAGTTTTTTCCTCGGACGATTTCGTAGTGTGTTTCTTTGAAGGGTAGTGACCATTTATTCCAGCGAGAATAGTTGGGCGCTTGGAAGGGATAGGTTGGTTGAATGGCATACTCAGTCGGGAGTGTGTTGTTTATGGCGCGTTGGATAACTTCGCCCGTCGGCATGAGCGCACGCATTTGTTGAAGATGATTCGTGTCGTAAGGTGTGGTGAGCGCTACGGCTCTCATGATAGGGCGTTTGTTCAACGCGCTCCGACCAAAACAGAAACCCCAAAAAAGCATCGCACTCAATTGCGACATTGACTGGAATAGAATGTCAGCGTTCATTTCATTCTTCAAAATCATATCCTTGAACTCAATGGCTTGTCGAAGCGTTATTGATTCGGCTACCTCAGCGGGAGATTCGGATGCAAGAAGCGTAGGCATTTCTTGTTCGTCCATGAGCGCTTCGTATTCTTCGGGGAACAACCCATACGATTCGGCTAACATGGAGACAACATGGTGAGGTTTGATTGAACTTCGTGGACTTGCGCAACACAGTGTGATAATATCGTGCGCATCCGATTCGTGTTTCGTGAAAAGGTCGGAGAGTATTTTCGGGTGCTTTGGTTCTGTTTGATGCGCCGCAACAACATTCGCCAAAGCCTCGAACTTCACTCTTCCTCATCCCCGCGCTCATTCGTGCGGAAGATTAGACCCCTCAAGTGTGGAGGCACTGCACGCCCGTTCCAGTTGGATGGCATGATAACGACTGACGCGTCTTCAAGTTCCTTCATCATCGTGCCGCTGTCTGCTATCTCTATGATTTCACCGCGCTCAAGAACATTCATCCCATCCATAGAGAAGAACAATTCGTCACCGGCAATGAGGTGAAAGTCCATAGGCGCTAACTCCTGCTCGTCATCTTCGTGTTTAACCAGCACGCGCCATTCACCGTTCTCCAACTCGCGCCATTCAGCATTCTCCAAATCAAAATCAACAAGCGGTATGCCACTCTCTTCGTGTACCCATTGTTTCGCAGTATCTTGCGCGGCTTGCATTGGGTCATCGACAACCTCAACTCCATCTGCATTCAGTGTGATTCCGATTTCAAGACACACTTTACCGATGCGCTCAAGAGGAAGGATGGAAGACGGGGTGGCTTTAGTGATGCGAAA